TTACTGTTCCACCTATAACTACATTACCACTGACTGATACATCATCTTTAAATGTACCTGCACCTACAACTGTGACTGTAGAAGCAAATGTAGCTGCTCCTCCGATTGATGCTGTACTTTGAAGATGTGCTGCACCTACAACCGTAACTGTGGAAGCAAACGTAGCTGCTCCTCCAACTGATGCTGTACTCTGTAGATGTGTTGCTCCAACTACTGTGACTGTAGAAGCAAACGTAGCTGCTCCTCCAACTGATGCTGTACTTTGAAGATGGGCTGCTCCGACTACTGTAACAGTTGAGCTAAATGTAGCTGCTCCAGTATTTATTAAAGTTCCACCTACAGATGCATTTGTTGCAACATTAAGATCTCCACTAACTGATACGTCTGCTTCAAATACTGCATTACCTGTTACTGTGACTACCCCATCTATAAAAGCATTGCCTACTGATATACTTCCACCAATAGAAGTTCTAACTCCTGAAAGGTTTGAACCATCTCCATAATAAGTTGAAGCACATACATCTCCTGATACATGTACACCACCAACTATTGAAGCATCTCCTTTTATTCCTAATGCTCCACTAACATGTACAGCATTCGTTGCTATCTTAATAGCTGTCTGTGTTCCATCTGCTGTTTGTACATCTACTAATGAAGTAGTAACACCTGTACCTGTTGTACTTGCATTAACAGTCAGTAAAGATCTGTATGTATTAGATATAAGTTTACCATTAAAATCTGTCATATTCCGTCCCACGTTCTATTTGCAAGTTGCCAATTTGTATTACCTATAATAGGAGAAAGATTTACTGGATTTAATGTAATCCATTCTGCATATTCATCCCATGTTATTCCTCTACCACCATTATCAGGTCTTGGATTCCTGACTCTAGGATTATCCCTTACATTAGGTACTTTATTTAAAGGGCTATTCTTTAAGTCATATTGTCCTTCAAAGTCTTCAGGGCAAACTAAAAGACCATAACTATTTAGTCTCATAACATTGTGATTATAAACGAAACCACATATATCACACATTGCTTTTGTTTTAATATTCGTTGCCATTAGTTATTATAAAATGTTAGTCTAGGTAAAAGATATAGAGAAGCCCTTTCTCTGTCTTCTTCCATTGCCCTAAATAACATATCCTCGTAATTTTGTTTTAACATTCCTATTCTTGTATCTGCTACCAGTGGACGCTTCATTGACATGTAGTAAGCAAGTCCACAAGTAAGAGCAGGTAAAAATCTTTTAGGGAGATCTGCATTTTGTCCAGCAGATTTATCAACATCCTGCATTTCACTGACAACTTCTATCTTTAATGTATCTGTAGAGTTCTCAGGTATAGGCCAAAGAGATATTGTAGGATTATCTCTACCCCGTCTAATGCTATACTGGGTAGGCCGACCTGTCTGTGTCGGTGCAGGAATAATCATATATTCTTCAGGAGTAATACGAGTAAGCTGGATATCTGTATTATCTCGACTATGTACAACTTCCAGAGCATTAATTGTGCTACTGGATAACTCATACGAAGTTACACTTGTTGCTAGTGTAACTGTAGTTGTACTGGTTGTCCATAGGAGTATGCCCCTATTCTGCCAATCCTTCAGCATAAGGTTAATAGAACGTCTTGCAGAAGCAGGTTCATGACCAAGGGTATCTTCTCCCCCAATCATCTCTGTTGCTTCTTGAATTACTTCGTCTATATCTAAGTTGAAGTTATATGTTCCAGATACTGCCATTTTAGCCCCAATCAGTCTTAGGTGTACATGCATCACACCTACAAGTTTTACAGATTTCTACCTTAGTATCATTACCACCAGATATAACCTGATCAACAGTTTTAGTTAGAGGATTACCACAATGAGAATCGTGTCCACAATTTTGACACTTACTCAGCGTCTTCTTCCTCTTCTGGAGTAGCTTCTTCTTCAACTACTTCCTCTTCTTCAACTACTTCTTCTTTAGGAGCTTCTGCTTCACCATCTACTAAGACAGCTTCACGATGTTCCATAAACTTCTCAGGATCTGCGACTTCCAGAATCTTACCAGTTTTTACATCTTTAACTTTTGTTTTCATTTACTCTCTCCATTTACTTCCATAAGTATATTGATATTTTAATTGTAAATATCTACAACTATCTTTCCAGTACATCTCCCAGTTTGGATAATCTTTTTCAACTGGTTTTATAACACTATAATCAATCAGTGTAAAGTCATCTTCTTTTATTTTTATACTCTCTTTAAATTTCTTTAAGAGTTTTTTCTTTTCAATATACTGTTTTAATCTTTGCATTAATAAAGTTTACTAGAATAGTTAGCTTTACCCCATCCTCGTTTAGCTGCACCTACTCCACGTACAGTTCTATTAATTTTACCCTTACCTTTTCCTTTACCCCATTTACCATAAGATTCATTACGGCTGGCTTTAAGTTGCTTCTTGGTACGTTTCTTCTTGACTCGCATTGCGATTGATTCATCCTTACGAGCTTTATAGCCTTGCTTCTTCTTTCCTACTTTTTTTCTTTTACCAACTTTACCACCTTTTTTATTGTAAAGTGTTTTCATAAAGGCTTCTCTTTCAGAATCCATAGGCGTATCAGAACCATATTCATCTCTTAACGTATTATAGACTGATGTTTTCATTTTATCTATAGCTGTTACATCATCACCTTCACCAAAAATATTCTTTCCTATCTTACTTGATATAGAATCTTTAGCAAAAGTTTTTTCTCCACCTCTACTTTTTATAATTTCTTTAGCTATAGGATTATTTAACCATGCTGGTCTAGATTTAGCTGGTCCTTTAACTCCACTATCTTTTATTCCAGCAGCCATCTCTCCTTCACCAGATATTTGTTGTTTAGGTTTAGGTTTAGCTTTAAATGCTTTAGCTCTTTCACCGGGCTTTTCAATTTTTCTACCTCTACTACCTTCTACAGATTTTCTTTTTTTATTTTTAAGTGTTGCATCTGCTGTTTTTTTAGATTCTATTAACGTTGGACCAACTACTGTAGCAGTAATTAGTCCTACACTTACCAGTTTTTTCCATAAAGGCGTACCTTTTTTTACATTTGATAGGCCACCTAATCTTGCAATCTTTTGCTGATCTACAAGTGGTAGTTTTTTAAGTTTTGCTGGTACGTTACCACTAGGTTTTTTAAAACCTGCTTTTTCATAAAACTCTCTTGTTGTTTTTTTAGGTTGAAACTTTAATTGTTTTGGTTTTGCATCAGATTTTTTAAAACCTGCTTTTTCATAAAACTCTTTTGTTGTTTTTTCAGGTTTAACCTTCTTAGTTGTTTTAGGTGTTATTTTAGTTTTAGGTTTAACCTTCTTAGTTGTTTTAGGTGTTATTTTAGTTTTAGGTTCAACCTTCTTAATTATTTCAGGTTCAACCTTCTTAGTTGTTTTAGGTTCAACCTTCTTAGTTGTTCTAGATTTAATTGCTTGTAGACGATTTCTAGGTGATGAAGTTTTTTGATTCTTAACTATTTTTAATACTTCTTGTGGTTTAATTCTTGTAGCTGTCTTACCAGCTTTTTTAGCTGCTGTTTTAGTAGCTTCTTTAAATCCCGCTTTCGCTAAAGCTCTAGCTACTATTGGAGTAGCTAATCTAATTGCACCCAAAACTGCCATTGGAATTAATTGATATGCCATGATTAATCTCCCGTCTGAGCGTAGTTACCTACACGGTTTGCTTTATCAGTTTTAAAAGACTTACCTTGAGTATATTTCTCATCCATAACAGCCTCTATTGGTCCTTCTACACTTGGTCCTTTACGAGCAGCACCAAAGCCCTGTCCCGTTGGTCTGCCAAGTACCTTATCCAGATCTACTGGAGTAGGGATTTGTGCTATTGGTCCACCCATTTAACTTCTCCTTTTCTTCTTTCGTAGTTTCTTTAAGGTCATAGCAAATCTTGCTCTTTGACCTAGTTTACCTTTAGACTTAGCAGCTTTCTTTAACTTAGAAGCTGGTATAGTCTTTCCCTTTTTAATACCTAGAGACTTACGTAATGCTCCGGGTTTCTTAATGGCTTTCTTTATGTTT